TAAGATTAATGATTAACAAAAATTGGAGATTAAAATGACTAAATATACTTTTTCAAACGACCTAATTTCAGACCTTCATAAAGATGCTTGGGGTCATAGACCTTTACAATCTTTTTGGTCTCAATGGGATTTATATACAGATGATAAAAAGCAATCTGTGTGGGATGGTCTTGTTGACGATATGGTTACTAACGATGATGCAGAAGCAAAAACAAAAAAAGAAAACGCATCAAAATTTTTCCAAAGAATTAAAGAAACTTGTAAGCTAGGTGCTTCTAACTACAGAACTGCTATTAGGTGGATACTTGATGCAGATAAAGTAGAGCATGACTTTGCTTATGAAGGTGGTCAAATCGTTTGGGAATATAATTTAGCTTATAGACATAAAAAATTATTTAAAACTGCAGGAGTAGCGTAATGTTAGATACAAAATTACAAGAAGCGTTAAGTGAAGTAGAATTTAAAATAGACGTAAGGGATATACAAGGTATCCCTTCTCACATGGGTAGAAAGATTGTACGCCTAGATCAATTAGGTGCTCAAGATGGCGATCCTTTAGCAATAGTTGGTTCACGATACAAGCCAATACATCATGTGGATGCTTTTGGTGGTGCTCTAGAGGCTATGAAAAGTGGTGGCTTAGACTTCTCTAATCATCAAATAACTGTAAACACTTACGAAAATGGTGCTATGGCTAAGATGGAATTATTACTTCCAGCACATCATGCCAAAGTAGGTGACCACGATTTGTATCTTAAATTTGTAGCTAGAAATAGTTACAACGCCAAATGGAAGTTCCAATCATTTTTTGGTTGGATGAATGAAGTTTGTTTTAATACTTTAGTTAGTGGTCAAAAGATTGCCTATACTGCTAACAGACATACCACACACTTTAACGTAGATGCATCTAACAAGAAGATACAAAATGCAGTTACTGCTATCACAGACGAAACAGAAAACTTTAAGAAGTGGTGGGATACTAAAGTAGAAGATGATCAAGTCATAGACTTATTCAAAACTACGATAGCTAAAAGCCAAGCTAATGAAATCAAAATTGCTAGTGGTCAATCAGAAACTAACAAAAAACAACTATATCACTTAATGGGTTTATATGAAGCAGAAGTAGCTCAAATTCATGGCAAGGGTGATTATGGCAGAAATGGTGCTAAAGGCTCTCTATGGTGTGCATATCAGTCTGCAACTGCTTGGTCTACTCATCTTGGAGATGTAAAGAACAACAGTACTAACAATCATATAGTACAACAACGTAGACAAAACGATGTTAGAAGCATGATTAATAGTAGCAAATGGAAAGTTCTAGAGAACGTCTAAACATTTATTAAGGGTTGACTTTATGTTGACCCTTAAATACATTTATTAAAAATGGAGAATTAATTATGGAAGACTTATATGATTTTAAAAGTACAGTATTAACAAGTGAAGTTGAATTATCAGAAATAGACAAGACAATATTTAAAAATTTTGATTTTGATTTTGATGGAAAAACAGAATTTACAATACCTCATTTTTCTAGAGTAACTGAAGATTTTAATATTGGTGTAATCTATGGCTCTAGTGGAAGTGGTAAATCATCTATACTAAAACAATATGGTGAAGAGAAAGACTTAGTGTGGGATAACAACAGAACAATAGCCTCACATTTTGATTCAGTAGAGGATGCCATAGAAAGACTTGGTGCTGTTGGATTAAACACAGTTCCTACTTGGGCAAAGCCTAGACATGTCTTATCTAATGGAGAAGGCTTTAGATGTGATCTTGCTAGAAGACTAGGCAGTAACATTGTCATAGATGAGTTTACGTCTGTAGTAAATAGAGATGTAGCTAAGTCTTGCTCATTATCTTTATATAAATATGTCAAGCGTAAAAACTTAAAGAACATTGTATTGGCAACTTGCCACGATGATATATTGGAATGGCTACAACCAGATTGGGTATTTAATACTGATGCAAAGAAATTTGCGTCAAGGGGGTTAGTTCGGCAACCCATTGAAATTAAAGTTATCGCAGGGAGCAGAGCATATTGGGAGTTTTTTAAAAAGCATCACTATCTAACAGAAGAGCTACCAAAGTCTGCACATTGTTATTTAGCTGTATGGAAAGATAAGATTATTGGATTTGCTTCTAGTATGTCTTTACCAGGATGGACACCACCACTTTATGAAGGTGACAAAAGATTAAAGTGGAGAGAAGCAAGAACAGTAGTCTTGCCTGATTTTCAAGGACTTGGCATAGGAACTAAATTGTCTGATGCAGTAGCTGATATAATGCTTGATAAAAAAGTAAGGTATTATTCTAAAACTTCTCATATAAGAATGGGCGAATATAGACAAAAGTCACCATTGTGGAGAGCTACAGTAAGCAACCTTAAAGATAGAAGTAGTGACACTCACGATCATTTAAAACGACTTATACCACTTGAAAGAGATAGAATCTGCTATTCCCATGAGTACATAGGGGAAAATAATAAATCATATGATCCTAAATATAATAGACCTGATGATAAACAGATAAGTTTATTTTAAATAAAATACGAATATCATAAAGGTTATTAAATATGAAAGTTATGGAAATTAAATATCAAGAAACTGAAGAATGGTTATTAAAAATTCACTATGCTAAAAGGATACCCTGCATAACTTATTCTTATGGGTTGTATGAAGATGGTATTTTGGAAGGTATAATTACTTATGGAACACCTGCATCTCCAGCTCTATGTAAGGGTATATGTGGAGAAGATTATAGAAAGTCAGTTTTAGAGTTAAATAGACTATGCTTATTAAACAATAAGAAAAATCAAGCATCTTTTCTAGTTGGTAATTCTTTAAAGCTATTACCTAAACCATCAATAGTAGTTTCATATGCTGATACATCAATGAACCATCATGGCTATATATACCAAGCTACTAACTTTTTATACACAGGCTTATCTGATAAACATAAAGAATGGCGAATGAATAAATCTAATTTACATTCTTTACAAGTTTGCAAACTATATTCAACAGAAGAAAGAAAATCAAATCCAGATAAATTTACGTTTCAAGAAAGACCTAGAAAGCATAGATATATTTATTTTATTGGTGATAAAAAACAAAAGAAATTATTGTTGAGTAATTTAAAATACAATATTGAGCCATATCCAAAAGGCGATAACATTAACTATAAAACAAATTACAATCCTAAAGTGCAACAAGTATTATTTTGATTTCTTTACGTTATCTATTATTTCAGATGCCATAGCACTTTCTGTATATACATAACCCATAGATTGTATATTGACTTTACCAACTTCATTGTCATCATACTCTTTTGCTCGTGGATCGTCTTCAAAAAACATTTCGTCTTCAGAAGGATCATTTTTCCCATCTATAGAACACATGATCTGCTATTATCTTTACCTTCTTCTTTTTATACGCCCAGTAAGGAGTGACATAAGTTGCATGATAATGCGTTGCTCCCCTTACTAAATTTAATCCATCAAAGAAACCTTCATACAATTTTTGAGATAAGTCTAGTGAATTATGCCATGATTGTAAATCTTTTGGTTTATCTGACTTTCCATCACACCACCAACTAAAATGGCATCTGTTTTTTATTGGAATATTATTGGAATAAGAACCCTGATAAACAACTCCACAAATAGTATTTGGAAATCTAACATCTTTTACCCTATTTAAAGTTACTAAGCCTACTGCTAATTTGCCCACTAGAGGCTGATTTCTTGCTTCATGGTATATATTGAGAGCAAGGCAACCAACCTCATCTGCATGAGCTCTAAAATTTAACATAGCCATTATTACGACTAATAATAAAAAAATAATTGAAAATAAATATTTCATAATAATCCCCCAAGATTATTCGCCCATACTTTGCAATACAAATAATGCGTTTATATCTTTAAACTTATCATCAAACCAACCTTGATCAACCATTAAATCTTCTAAATGCTTTTGTGTTGATACCCACATAGCTTTTGTTTCTTTAGTTTCAGGAGCATCATCCATTAAACAATTCATTAAATTCTCTTTGTTATTTATAGCATTACTTAATACTGAATTTATTTTCCAAGATAAATTGTCTATGTCCTTCTGTAAAAAATTATTCAATAAAAATGCTTTCCAATACAATTGGATTCGTATTTCTTTATAAACATCCCACTTGGTTAATTTCTTTTCCATTTCTTTTCTAAGTTTTGAAAGTTCATATGTCATTTCGTTATTTTCATCTTTGCTATTAAGTCTATAATAAACTTTTACTATTTTTTCTATTTTCATTTTATTCTCCTAATCCTCTGTCAAAATAATCGTCAATCATTTCTTTTGCTTGCCACAATGTGTTAATGCTATCAGATGGTGGTTGATTTGGTGGGCATACATTCCAATGTCTTGAACCATATCCCTCCATATTTACAACTTCCCAACCTCTGTAGTTATAACATCCACTTGAAATTTTTTTTGCTTTGTAGATCATTTTTTTCTCCTAATTTTGTTATTCATCTTTCCTTATAAACAGTATAACACAACCCTTTAAACATGTCAACTACTAAAATGGGTTAATAAAACATTTATTTAGGGTTGACTTATATATTCATATATGTTATAATGATGTTAAGGAAAGATAAACAATAAAATTAGGAGAAGAAAATGATTACTATTAATTTTACAGACCAAGAAATGATTGAATTATTATGTTTAATAGATTCTTCAAAAGAATTTAAAATGACTAAAGAGATAGATACTAATAATTATTCTAAAGAAGAATTACAAATGGCTGAAAAACATTTAATGCCATTGTTTACTAAACTTGGGATGTATAAAAAGCAATCATAACAAGAGGGGGATTAACTTCCCCCACTTTTACAAAGGATTAGAATGACAATGTTAAGTTTAATCAGAGGTTACAGTAGTGTGTTCCAACATATTGGAGATGCTTATAGTAAGAAGGATGAACAAAGGTTTTACTATGGCTATGAATTATGCATTAGAGCTAAGACAAACATAAAGCTATTGCATAAGTATTTATACAACAGACATAATTTTAATAGAAAAGATTGTGCAAGTTTGTTAATGTTGGCAAGACGTAAAATGCGTTCTAGGTTCAGAAGTGAGAGGAAGAACATTCCTCCAGTGTAACTCCCCTTGTACACCCTAGTGGAATAGCTAAAGCTGAAATAGGCTATTTCATTATTTGGCAATGCTTCTTAAACTATCCATGACACTATCAATAGATGGCTCTTTGCCATTTGGATCAAGAACACATTGGTATTTTCTGGGGCATCCATTTGCAATATCTGTGAAGTCTAATGTGAAAGTCTTTTGTGCTCCTTGATATATACAAGCTACCTTATCTTTATACACTTTACGTTTCTTTAATCTGCATGTGGTCATAGTAGGAAGGACAATAATTCCTTTTTGTATCTTTTGTTGTCGTGTGTAATCTTTACTTTTGTATTTGTAAACATCAGCATACGCCCTAAATGTAACTACAAAACCTATTATAACTACAGCTATAACACAGAAAATAATGCCTACAGTTTGTAATGTATCTATAAATTCTTTTTGTTGTTGCCTTGCTTCAACTCTTTGTAATCTGTTTGCTTCTTTTGCTTCAGAAATTCTATTAGCCCTTTCTGCAATTATTTCATCCCAAGTTGTTGGACCAAATCTTAAATTGACTAATTGACGAAGTTCGTTTCGTTGTTCTTCTAATAATTTCATATTAATAAAATCATTTGCAGAACTTTCAACAGAACCAAACTGTTGTGCAATAGACATTCCTTTGCCTTTTTTTTTGTTCATTTGGTCTGAACCAGTAAAGAAACCATCAATCTGTTTTGCTATGCCAGAAATATCATTTATTGTTGAAATATTTTCTTTGATGAACGAAACACTTTTCTGTACAAGAGCAATTCCAGTTAGAATTTCAACAAGCACCATCGCATTTACCTAATTTCCAAATTGAGGACTATCTAAATAAACCCCATCTTTTTTAATAAAGTCACCATTCTCATTAACTATGTC